TTGCCGGCCCAGTTAAGCCCCCGAGCGACAACATACCGCCCAAGTGCGTGTTTGTTGTTCCGGCCGGTGGCTCGCCTCCTGATGGGTTTTGCGGGGAGACCACTGTGCATAAGTACATATCGGCACAGATACGGGTACGAGGTGATCGAGGCGATTACTCGGACGCCATATCGACGGCACGAGATGTTTTTAGCGCCTGTCATTATGCGGATTTGACCGGGTACTTTGACGTTAGGTGCGAACAGTCACATCCGATTTACGTAGGCGAGGACGAGCTCGGACACCCCGAGTTTTCGATCAACGTGGAGCTGCAAATTCAAGAAGCCGCTTAATGCGGTACGGGAGACGGTGAGATGGCGAGGACTGCAATTACAGTTCAGGAAATAGGAGCACACGGTGGCAAAGTGGAGGACATCACCTGGACGTCGGCGGACGAAACCAATAATCATGAGTTTGTCAACACGGGGCGCGAATTGGTGCTTGTGAAAAACGGCAGCGAGGGAAGTCTAGACGTCACGGTGGACAGCGTTGCGGACGAGTATGGCCGCGAAGGAGATGTGACCATTAGCACCGGGGCCAGCGAAGAGAGCATTGCAGGGCCATTCCCAACGCATCTGTTTAACCAGAGCGATGGCAAGGTTCATATTGATTTGACCGATGACACCAGTCTTACGTTGGCTGTTGTCCGATTTGTTGTGTGAGTGAGGAGGTAGGGAGATGGCAGACGTAAAAGGCAGAACCGCGAAGCTTGCGGTGTCGACAGATGATTCAACGTACTATGACATTGGCGGAGCCAAGGATATTAGCTTTAGCGCGTCTCGTGATACAATTGACGTCACCGATAACGATTCTACCGGACAAGAGCACCTAGAAGGACTGCCTTCGGCATCGTTATCGTTTACGTGCAATTACGACGAGGCCGATACAGCGTTTTCGACGCTGCTTACCAGCAATGAAAACGGAACCCAGATTTATTACCGCTACAGGCCGCGCGGCGACACATCAACAGCCAAGGAGTATAAATTCCAAGGCACAATCACGAGCTTTGAGGCTTCAGGCGCGACTGACGGAGCCGTGGAAATGTCGGTAGAGGTAGAATCCACCGGCTCAATAACTTACGGAACCCAAACTTAATCAGGGGTAGTCAATGACTGAAAACATTCGCGGTGAAGCCGAATGCAGAATAGGCGACCGTCTCTTAATGTTTCGGCTGTCGATGAAGGCATCTTCGAGAATCAAAAAGAAGTTTGGGATGCCACTGCACAAGCTCTTGTCTGACAGCGATAAGGTGCTCGACCCGGACGTGCTGGTCCCTCTTTTTGCCATTGGCCTCGAAGCTGGTGGCAACGAGGTGCCGGAGAGTGAGCTTTATGAGCTTATGGATATGGCGCATTTGCAAGACTACCAGCAGGTGCTGATCGATGCCGTTGGGATGAAGGGCAAGGTCTCCGAAGAAGTCCATAAGGAGGAAGACAAAGACAGCCCTTTGTAAGTAAAGAGCCGGAGGATATCGACTTCGAGGAGCTTTTGATAGTCGCGTGTCAGGCCGGCTTAAAGCCAGCCGAATTTTGGGAGATGAGCTCCGGTGAATTCAGCTGCTTTATGCGTGGGCAGGTAAAACGCGAGGAACAGCAAATGCAAAAGCTAGCGTGGCACGCAGCCAACCTAATGAACTGCTGGGTCAAAAAGCGCATTACTCCGCGAAAACTACTTGGCAAAGCCAACGACCTGACAGGCGCTAGCGCTGAAGAGATTCGGCAGCACGTCCAGGATATGCAAGGCGGCGATTTGTAATGTCAACAATTCTGGGCACACTAGGCGTTAAACTCGAGGCCCAAGTTGCTGAGTTTTCTCGCAACATGAGCCAGGCCATGAGCAGAGTTGAGGAAGCGTCCGAAGAGCTCAAAAAGGTTGGCACCGCAGCTACGGCAGCCGGCGCCGCGTTTGCTGGGTTCGCAGGTTTTGCCGTGCGAACTGCCGCACAGTTTGAAACCGGCATGGTCAAAGTCGGCGCGGTGGCCAACGCCACAGGCGACCAGCTTGATAACCTGAAAGACAGAGCGCTGGATCTCGCCGGCGAGACTCAATACACTGCCAGGCAGGTTGCTGACGGCATGTCTTTTATGGCCATGGCTGGCGCCGAAGTGTCTCAGATATCAAAAGGGATGCCGAGCGTTTTGCAGCTGGCAACGGCCGGCATGGTGGACTTGGCTGACGCAGCGGACATTACCACAAACATCATGACGGGCATGGGGCTGTCCATGAACGAACTCGGCATGGCAAACGATGTGCTGGTATCTGCCATGACTGGCGCAAATGTTGATGTGCGTATGCTTGGCGAGTCGTTCAAGTATGCGGGGCCAGCGGCAAAAAGCGCTGGCATTGAGTTTGAAGAGGCGGCAGCCATGATAGCTTTGCTTGGTAACGCCGGCATCCAAGGGTCGTTGGCAGGCACCTCGTTGCGCAATGCAATCACCAAGCTGCTTAGCCCAGCCGGAGAAGCGAAGAAGCTATTAGATCAAATGGGTGTCTCGGTGTCCGACAGCAACGGTAAGATGCGCCCGTTTGTGGATATCATTAGGCAAATTGAATCAGGTATGGAGGGGCTCGGGCAAACAGAAAAGACGGCTAAACTGATGACCATATTTGGTCAACGAGCTGGCCCAGCTATGGCTGAGTTGTTATCGCAGGGCTCCGACGCATTAGAGGCATTTAAGTCTAGGCTCAGTGAGTCGGGAGGCACCGCGAAGCGCATAGCCGACCAGCAGATGAACACGCTTGCAGGGTCGATGCAGCGGCTCAATAGCAAGTTCGAGGCGATGCAGATTGGCATAGGTGAGAGATTCGCCCCTTTGATCGGCAAGGTTGCGGACGCCTTGGGTGGGCTGCTGGATGCATTCAACGGCCTATCCGATGGCATGAAGGACGCTATTGCTTATTCTTCGCTCGCGCTAGGTGGGTTAGCGGCTATCGCTGGGTCGGCGTTGCTTGTGGCGGCAAACGTGGCCAAAATTAAAGCTGCGTTTGTGGCGCTTGGTGTCGTTGTAAAAATCGCCCTTCTCCCGGCTCTCAAATGGATGTTGATAATAGGTGGCGCTGTTGCAGCTGTTGTTGCTGGCGTGGGCGCTCTTAAGATGGCCTGGGACCACAACCTGTTTGGCATTAAAGACACCACCAAGGCCGTGGCCAACTGGATTAAAGACGCATGGGAAACCATGGTCGACTTTATGACGTACCTTCTCAAAGGCATTTGGAAAGAGCTGCAAAAGTTTATGAACTGGCTAGGCAGTGGAGCTTTCCAGGCGTACGCTTTTGTCACTGGTATGGATACCGATCAAGTGTATGCCATGCTTCAAGAGATGAAAAAAGGCGGCGGCCTGTTTAGCGTTGGCGAAGGAAGTGGTGCCCAGGAGTTTGCGACCAAATTTGCTGAAGCCGTAAAAAGAGATTTAGGCAACGTCGGCAAGTCTTTTAAAGAGGGCGTCGATGTAATGGCCGAGTTTTTTGGCTTTGTGGACAAGGGCAAACAGGCAGCAGAGGAGGCAGCCGGCTCGACAAAGGAAGCCTCCAAGACATTAAAGCAAGCCGTAACCGAAGATGTGGCAAAACCAATGGCCGACGTCGGGGCCGCAATAGAAGACCTCGGGACAGCCACCTCGCAGACAGAGAAAAAGCTGCGGAACGTCAATGTTGATGCGTGGGTTGAGACACCGGCGCAAAGAGTGGCAAACGCCATCGAGGGAGCCATAGGCAGCAAAGCGTTCGATGCGGCCAAGGCTGCTGGTGGAGCAGTGGCCAGAACCGGAACAGGCCTAGCTCAAGGAGCTGGTAATTTGGTCGGCGGGACAATCGGCCAGACTGAGGCGGGCGGCGTTATTGGCGCTGCAAAGCAAGGCTTCCAACAAGGCGGGTTATTTGGAGCTGCTGGCTCAGTGCTGGCCGAGTTTGTCAAAAAGACAAAGGCCTTCGGTGAGATGGCCAGATATATCGGGAAGATATTTGGCAAAATTGTGGAGAGGATAAAGCCGCTGGCAAAAGCAGTGAAGCCGCTCGGGATTTTGATTGGCGACATCGCGTTGATTTTGGCTGAGCAGCTGACTCCAGTTTTTAAGGTGCTGGCCAAGGTGTTTGAGGTTGTGTTCCATGTATTGCGCGGCTTGGCTTTGTTTGTTCTCCACATCTTCAAGGCTCTGGGAGACGCGTGGAACTGGATAGTCAAGGGCTTGGCTAATTTTGTCGATAAAATACCAGGGCTGGGGGGGTTGGCTGACAAGATTGATGACCTCGCCATAAACATGAACGGCGTTAACCGGGCCATTCGCAAGCTAAAATACCGCTCCTGGGAGAACGCGCAAGAAGAAGGCAAGGCAGACGAAGAAAGAAAGCAGAGCACAGACGACTTAACCGAGGCCTCGCGGGAGGCCGCTGCTTCGCTGACCAACGTACCACAGGGATACAAAGTGGCATTGCGTAGATTCCAGGCAATATCCGGAGAAGGCAGCGGCTCAGGCCTTACGGATGAAGAGCGCAGCAAGAAGATAATAATTGAGTCTGTGCAGGTTATGGACCCGCTAGAGATGTGGGACAGGCTGAAGCAGCTTGCCGAAAACGATAACTATTTGACAGGCGGCACGCCGGTGTCGTCAGGGCCAGCTTATGCGGTGCCTCGCAACGGTGCTTAAATGGCGTTCTTGAGGATTAACGGGTGGACTATCCCGGTGATGTCGTGCGACGAAAATCACGATGAAATCGGCAGCCAAGAACGTTCTTTTAGCGGCGGCCTGCTAAGGTCACGCAGGGCCGTCAAGCGCAAATGGTCCGTGAAGACCGCCCCATTGTCCCGCAGCGACGCCGAGGCACTGAAGGGTGCGCTGTTGTCCAGGGGTCATGTATTTCCGTTTGACGATGACGCGTACAGCCATAAGGGACTGGGCCCGACAGGCACTCCGGTTTACACACTGCTGGCAAAATACGCGGCGGACGGCAATGAAGTGTGGGAGTTCACGGAGAGGTTGTCTGATTCTTCCGGGTTCCCGGTGCAGGCGGCTAAGTTTGGGTCATCAGTGATCGTTGAGCCTTCTACGGTAAACTTGTTTGCTGATAACATAGTGCAGGGCACGGACAACAGCAACGACACCACAGGCTTTTCGGCAACTGGGTCTGGCTCAATATCTTCATCAACGGTTGCCTATTGGCAGGGGTCCAGGAGTTTAAAGCTTGAAACGTCTGGAGGAGCCGGCGGTGGGTTTGAGACAGCAACGACGAGCATATCCGGCGGTCTTTATCATGTCGTCAGCTTTTATGTTGTGCAGCCGTCTGGCTCTGGGTCTGTTTTTGCATGGCTGAATGATGGAGTTGGCACGAGTTCAACAGTGGAGATAAGCCCGAACAACGCTTACACGGCTAACTATTGGGCAAGATATCAGATTTCCATGCTTGCCGACGCCACATCTTCCAACATCAAGCTTTGTGTGGATGATTCATCAGCAAACGATGTTGTCATGTACTTCGACGGGTTTCATTTGGAGCAGGGTGGCAGCGCTACGGCGTGGAATAGCGGCTCAAGAAGCGCTGGCTCTCTTTCCTATCCCGGCACGCTGTTGTCTTCGGCCAAGGATTTCACGATAAATTTATGGACCAACACGCACAACGCGGACAGCTCGGCGCGTTTGTTTTGCGCGACGGACTCAGACGACGACAGCATTGTGGATATATACGACAGCACGAGCGACGGCGAATCCTTGAAATTCGCAACACCAGAGGGCACTCTTGACTGCGGCTTTTCGTCTTTGAATGAAGACTCCATTCAGATGCTGACCTTTGTTTACCGAGTCAATCCAGAAAGCGGGTACAGCGAAAAGCAATGCTACCAAAACGGCACAGCCAAAGGTTCGTCTTCGTCTGCTACTGATGTTGACTTGTCTGACATAAGCTCCGTCATGGTCGGGACAGACGGCACCAATCATTGGGAAAATCATATAGATGACTTGCAGATTTTGCCTTATGCGGCGAGCCCAGACCAAATAAGCGCCTGGCACAGTATGGGCAAAGCCATGCCTGGTGGTAGCAAGCTGTACGTTGACGGCGACGCTGTGCCTGATGCTGAATACGGCATCACAGCTCAAGCATCTAAGGTGCGCTCTTCGTTTATTAAGCCCGTGTTCGTAGGCGGCACGCGCAAGTCCAACTACCAGCAGGTAGAGTTTGACTTGCTCGAGGTGTAACCATGCGCACCACAACCACGGCGCAAGACAAGGTTCTAGGCAAAAAGATTAGGTCTGTGCATGTGCGCGCCTATGTTGATCGAGGCTCTGGTGATTGGGTCGACCTGTCAGATTACGAAGGCTATGATTGGATTGACCAGATAACCATAGACCGCAACGTTGAAAGCGATATTGCTCAGGCAAACATCACTTTGTTCCGAGAGGCGGAGCTGCTGAGCTTGTCTCCATTCATGGACGGCTCCAAGCTAAACGCTAGTGGGACAGTCGTTGATATAGCCCATCCGGTCTACATCGAAACCGCAACCGTGCCAGATGGCATCACACCAGGCTCCAGCGACTGGGTGGAGGTGTTCAGGGGCGAGATTGAGTCCGTTGACTGGGCTAAAGATAAGATCAAGCTAGGCTGCCACGACCAGGGCGCACTGCTCCGTGACACATTCATCGAAACGCAGCAAGTGTACGGCAGCTCTGGCGGCACCGCGATAGAGACGGTAATCCAAGACATATTAGATGACCACATAAACGACGCCGGTCTTGGCAGCGTCACGCTGTACTCGGTCAATGGCACATCCGGCACGCCATG